TCACGATCCGCACGGATGCTCACCGATGTAGCGGAACCCCTGGACGGCGCGGAAGTGGCCACCGTATCCGGAGCCGATCCCTGAATAGCCGCCCCGGGCGGCTGCCCTGGCGATGGTCGCCGCGCTCTTGGTCTTGTTCCCGCCATGGAGCACCGCGCTTACCTGGGTCCAGCACCGATGCGCTCGCAGCGCCGCCGCCAGGCCGGGGTGGCTAGTGTGGAACAGGGTCGGCATCGGCTTGCCGAACCGATTGAGCCCATCGAGCCAGCGCGCGCAGATCGTGTTGAGAAAGCGGAGGCCTACGCCCGCGCCCTGCCAGTCCGGCATGATGACCAGGCGGCAGGCCCGAGCCTCGCGTAGACCGGGTCTGGTGCTGAAGGCGACATGCGCCACCGGCTCGCCGGCGACGAAGCCGACATAGCATTTGGCCGCGACCATCTTCGGGGCTTTCAGATAGTGATGCGGCTCAAACAGGGACCACCAGCTCCAGTCGGTCTCCTGGATCTCGACGTCAAAGGAGGGACGTCGTTGAAGCCACCTCCCGGCAAAGCGCCCGGTCGAGGTGTCGAAGGTCCAATCCGGCTGCAGCCAGTCGAGCACGTCGTAGTGGCACGTCAAGAGGACCGCCTGTCCCGGACCGCGGCGCCACGCCTTCGCGAAGGCCAAGGCGCCAATCCGGGCAATCTGGCGATCGACGACGCTGGAAAACTCGTCGATCACCACCCGGCCCAGCCGATCGCACACGATGCGCGCCAAGTCGGCGCGGAACCGCTCGCCATTGGATAGCAACCGGTAGGGGCGCATCCATGCCGGCACCGCCCCAAGGCCAACCGCGGCGAGCGCCCCCGTCACTTCGTCGATGGTCCGCTCGGGCGCGATCGCCTCCACAATGGGGAGGTCGCGCGGCCACCCGGCTGACTTGTAGACCGCGCGCGGCCCCCATATGGCTCGGCCGAGCGAGGACTTGCCGGAACCGGAGGGACCGACCACAGCGCCGATGCTCCAGCCGTCGCCCTCGATCGGCAGCTCGGCCGACAATCGGAACTCGCGGCTTTCGGGCGTGTCAGTGTTGTACAAGGACGCCACCAGGGCAGCCCGGTAGGTGTCCGCCGGCAGGGCCGGGTGGTGGATCTCGACCCTCATACCGACACCACCCGCAGCCGCTCGTAGCCGGCCGCCTTCAGGGCCTCGAAGGTGCGCTTTTGTTCGTCCTCGTCGGCGCATACGACGATCACCGCAAACTGCGGTCGGTACCGAAATCCGTTCTTACCGGGAGGAGGCTTCGCCAAGGTCAGCTCCGTTAGGATGCGACGCTTGGGAGCGCTCTGGTGTGGGGCTCTGAGGGACCCGCTGGACGGTGTTGAGAGTGCGACAACGACCGCACTTGATGGTGATTCTACCGGTGAACTCGCCGTCGAACAAGCGGCGTCTGCACGACCCGCATCGAATCGACTCCATGGATTGTACCTGTCTACTCTTCCCCGCCCCGCATGCTGGGGAGGGCGGGACCGGCTGCCTGGTCGACCATGGCGGCCGGGTTGTCCGGTGCGGGGTTCCATCCCGCGGTTCGGAGCGTTACAGCGCTCCGACCCCCGCCCGAAATGCGGGGGCAGTCCTTGAAGGGCCGTTCAGGGCCCCGCAAAGGCCACTGAAGCGGCCTTCAACATCAGCTCGGCGCCGGCAGGCTGCCGACCAGGTCGATCGCGTCGAGCCCGGCGTGATCCGCGGCACCGTCGATCGCCTCGTGCATGTCGAACTCGTACTGGCAGCCGGCGGCGAAACGCTCTCGCACCGCCTGTCGGGCGGCGTCGACCAGGGCGGTGTCGAGGGTCAGCCGAGAACCGGATCTGGTGACCACGCCGAGGGAGCTGCCGCCACCGACCTGGTTGGAGGCCTCCATAAGCTCGACTACCGCGTCGTGCGAAGTCGAAAGCGTGACGGTCTGAGGTCCGACGGTGACCAGGGCGCCGGCGTTCCGGTACTCCCAGCTGAGCCGGGTCGCCTCGATCGTCATTTCTGCCTTGCGCTCGGCAACCGGCTTGGACAGCACGGTCCGGGCGTAGGAAGCCGTCCCGGCCACGAAATCGACACTCGACGGATCCGCGCCGAGCGGGCCGAGCTTCTCATCGGTGCCGATCTGAGGATCGGGTGCGGCCTCCTCCAGCAGGATGATCAGTCCGGCCAGCTCACCGCAGTTGCCGCGTTCGGGATGACTCGGGTCGATGCGCATGGCCAGGGACCATGGCGGCCGGCGCCGATTGGCGATCGTCTGATGGCGCATCGGAACACCGTCGATCACCGCGACCCCACCGGCGCCGCTGTTCGCGGCAGGGTCCCAGAGCGTGACAGCCGTCATGAGTGCCTCCCTCCAAGGTTACGGATCAGGCAGCCGGAACCAGCGACGCGAGGTAGTCCTCGAAGCCGGGAACCTGGATCGTGGCGCCGAAATACCGGGTGTGCTGGGTGATCCGCCAAGCGTTGCAGTTGCCGGCGAACCAGGTGCCGCCGCCGGTGATCAGGCTGGCCAGGTACAGGTAGTCCTGCGGAGCCGTGAAGGCGCCGACCGCGATCGTCGCGGTCCTGGCGCCGGCGACATAGACCCGCCATTCGACGGCTGCCTGGTCGTAGGCCAGCGCGATGTGGGTCCAGGTGGTGTCGGCGACCGCCCCCCGGTTGGTCGCCATCGCCGACAGGTCCTCGGCCGACGATGCGGTCAGGGACACGCCCACGTGGCCGGCGGAATTGATCCCGAGCGCCCAGGTGTAGTCGTAGCCGCTGTGGTTCATCGACGCGATGCCCCAGGCGGTGCCCGGCGTGCCGCTGCGGCGGAAATGGCCCTCGTAGCAGATGCCGCCGGTGACGACCCGGAAGTCGTCGGACATCGGGAACCGCAAGCCGTCGTTGGTGCCGTCGAGCTGGATGCTGCTGGCGCCGAACGCCTTCTGGCTCGTGGTCGTCGCCGGGGCGTCCAGGAGGGTGCGGGCATGCCGGCCGGTCAGGTCGACCAGGCCGTCGGTCGTGCCGTTGGGTCCTTGCCCCAGGATCAGCATTCGGACGTATTGCTGGAACGGGTCGCGGCGAGTGACGCTCTGCGGGCCGGGGATGCCGAACATCACACGTCCTCCGCGATCAGCCAGACCAGCTTGATGTTCGTCGGCGTCACGGCCCAGCCGAGCAGCGTTTTCGTCGCTGCCGCCTGCGCCGCCCAGGTCGGTTCCGTGCCGATGAAGGTGCAGCCCGTGAAGGTCGGGACCCGCCCGCCGGTGCCGTCCTGCTCGGTCTCCAGCATCCGGGTTCCGAGCTTGCCCGCCGCCGGCGCGGTCATGGTGAACGTCGTGTCGCCGATCAGCCGCGCCCTGGTGTACGGCAGGGCGCTGACGATCGCGGCCGTGGTGACGTCGCCCAGGTTCTGGTACTCGCCGTCCACGACGTCGACGGTGAGATTATGGCCGGCCATGTCGACGTCGCTGGTCGCGTCGCCGGCGGGCGTCGCCACTATCTCCAAGGTTTCGTCGCCGCCATCGTCGACCTCGTTGAGCGAGACGCCGGATCCAGCGCCGAGCTTTTCACTGAGCGACTTGGGCGTGGTGTCGTTGGCGGACACCCGAACCCCGCCGACCGCGGCGGCGGCAGCCAGGGCACTGGCGGTGGCCTCGCCAGCTTTGGTCGTCGCGATGCCGGCCTGCGTCGCGGCGGTCCCCGCCGCGGTCGTGGCGATGCCAGCCTGCGTCATCGCGGTGACGGCCGAGGCGGCGGCACCGTCGACGCTGCCGGACAGTTCCGTGCCGACGACGCCGATCGCCTCCGCGACCTCGGGGAGGTTGGCCGCATGGCCATTGGCGCCGAAGCCGCCCGGGTTGGCCTCCGTCTTGGACTGGGCGTTGTAGTAGCCGCCGATCATCCGGGCGAGCGCGGTCGCAAGGCTCATGGTCATCCCTGCATCTCCTCGAAGGTCAGCGTGATCGACCACTCGCTGAGGCCATCGTCGGCCAGCTCGTTGGTCTCGCGCGGCGGGCTCGCCACGGACAGATGCGCCGGGAAGAACTCCCGGAAGGCGTGGACCAGGTCGGCGGTGTTCGGCAGGAACACCGCCGGGTGGTCCTCGTCGGCCATGGCGAAGTCGTAGAGGCGCATGGCCTCGCCCTTGGTCAGGTGCGGGAAGGTGACGGTGTGGACCCGGGCGTTGCGGCGGCGCGTCTTGATCTTCCGGCCGCCGGCGGTGATCTCCTCGAGCGTGCGCCGGCGGATCCCGAGGTCGCGGCCCCAGTCGTATGTCCAACCCGTCGCCAGCGGGTTCGCCACCACCAGGTAGCCGACGTCGTAATCGTCGATCCCGGCCTGCGCCGTCACGTCCAGCTCGACCACCAGCTCGTCGGCCGCGATCAGCTCCGGCAGGCGGATATGCAGGTGGCGCGCGTAGCCCTGGATGTCCTTGAGGCGCGGCTTGCCGGTGTACCAGTTCTCCTGCTCGAACGGCAGGTCGGCGGTGTCGTAGACGCGGCCGAAGAAGTCGGTCCACTCGCCCTCGTAAAGTGGCGTTCCGTTCTCCGATGCCGTGATCCGGTACATGGCGTCCAGGTCGCCGGTGTGGCCGCACAGCATGATGTCCGTCATGAACACCGGGCTCGGCCAGGTGGCGGTGAACTGGCTCGCCCCCAGGTCGCTCGGGTCCGCGCACCGGGCCGGCAGGCTGGTGATCCGCGGGTCGACCAGGTTGTCGAGGGTGCCGCTCCAGTCGCCGCCGGTCAGCACCGCGTCGCGGGCCAGGTTCTCCAGCAGGATGTCGCCGATCGCCATGCTCAGCCCCACAGCCTGAGGGTGATCTGACTGGACCTCGGCCGGCCGGGCCTGGCGCCGAGCATCAGCATGACGCGGTCGATCCCGTCTTCGGGATAGTCGAGGCGGACCTCGGCCTGCCCGATGCCGGGATCCGCCAGCAGGTCGAGCCACTCGTTGTCCATCTCGGTGGTGGCAACCCACTCCCGGAACGGTGTGCCGTCGGCGCGCACCGACATGCAGTCGAACAGCAGGTCGGCCACCGCCTGCAGATCGCCCTGGTCGCGCAAGGCCGTCTCGATCGTCACCTCGCGGACGTTCGGCCACCAGCGGTCGCGCAGATCGGTGTCCTTCCTGACGGCCTGGCGCCACTCGCTACCCAGCCGGCCTTCCTCTTCCGTCTCCCACAACGCGCCGGCGAGGTTGCTGCGACTGTGGGTCTGGTAGAGCCGGCCACCCTTCACGGTGACCCGCCATACCGGCACGCTGATCGTCGGATCGCCGGGCGCGATGGACAGGACGTCGGTCGCGGTGATGGTGCGATCGGGCACGCCGGTCGGCAGGTGCAGCCGGCCGATCTGCCAGGCGCCCTGCGGATCCGGCAGGACCCAGCCGGGAAGCGACCGTGCGAACGCGTCGATCGCCTGGCGCACCGGCATGCGATTGGCGATGTAGAGCCCGACCGTCTCGGTGGCGACGATGCTCGCGAAAGTGCCGCCGATCGTGGCGGCCGGATCCTGGCGCAGGATCAGTGCCTCGATCAGTCCGGGTGCGGTGTCCAGGTAGCCCGCACCCGGGACCAGGTCGACCGCACCCTGCAGGCCGACGGTGACCACACCCCCGAAGCCCTGGTCGACCTTGAACAGCCCGCGGGCATTGTTCGTCGTGTAGTGTCCGACCGACGGCGCCGCGGCATCGAACGTGGAATCGTCGACGTCGCCGTCGTCGACCAGGCTGGCGTCCTCGCCGCGATCGGCGATCAGGGTATAGCCCTGCACCCCGCCGGCGTGCGCCTGGCCGACCTGCGCTTGCGGGTTGACCCAGGTGATCGGGATGTTGGCTGTCCGCAGGTCGCCGAGCGACAGCGGCTTGGGCTGGTCCTTCAGGTCCTCGGCCGTGCCCTCGTAGCCGGTGGCACCGGTATTGCTGCCGTCGAACTCGACGGGCTGGATGTCCGCCTCCAGGTCCAGGCGGCGATCGTAGATCGGCACCGCGAGGCGGCTCGGCTGCGTCCCCGACACCGACCACTGCGGCGTCTCGGCGCGGCCGTCCAGCATCGCCCGGAAGTCGACCGCGAAGCCCCGCGCCTGGCCGAGCGGCTTGATCTCTCCCCACCAGACCCGAACCGCCTTGAAGACCCAGCCGCGGTACTGGTTCAACGCACCGTCGGCGTTGCCCAGGACCAGCTGCGAAGTGCCGAGCGCTCCGGTCAGTCGATCGGCGTCCGCGTACAGGTCCAGGGCCACGGTCGGCACGTCGATCACGCGCGGGTCGTACCCCTGGCCCGGCTTGTCCGGATCGGTCGACGGCCACGGCCGCATCGGCAGGTCGCTGAGGTGGAGGGTGACCGGATCGTCCTCGGGATCCACGAGGTCCAGCTCCACCAGGTAGGCCATGACGGTGTCCGTCATCACGCCCTCTTCTTCAGGAACTGGGTCAGCTCGCCGATCGTGCGGGCCTGGTCGTCGACCGTCGCCCGCAACTCGGCGACCTCGCCGGCCAGCATGGCGGCAGCGGCCATCTGCGCGTCACCGGCGTCGGCGACCGCCGCGGTGGTGCCGCGCACCGCCCGAACCACCGGGTCGAAGTCGACGACGTTCGGCGACCGGTCGCGGCCGGCGCTCATCAGCGCCAGGCTGTCCTTGGCGTTGAAGACGTGCGCGGCCGGGCCGGTGTAGAGCAGCTCGTCGTTGTGAACCCGCGTCAGGCCGCCCGGCGTCGTCCAGCCGCCCTGCTCCAGGCCGCGGGACAGCAGGTAGGCGTTGACCGCCGCATTGGAGGCGCGGAGCGCGTTCAGCTCGCCGGCTCCGAACCCGGTCGGCGTCGGCAGGCCGAGGCGGACCAGGTCGTCGTAGATTCCCATGTTGGTGTCGCGGCGAGTGCCGAACGCGAAGCCCTGTTCCGCAGCCACGTCGGACGGTTGGCGGTTGGACGCGAGCAGCGCCGCCAGGCCGTTGCCGGCGACGGCCTGCAGCTCGCGGATCGCCTGTTCGACCGACACCACGTTGTCGTTCAGCTCGGCGTACTGGCCGACCTGGGCGCGCAGTTCGCTCAGCTGCCGGTCGGCGACCGAGGCCTGGCGGTCGGCGACTTCCTTGACCGCTTCGAGCCGGTCGATCGTGAGGTCGTAGCCGGCATTGTAGACCTCGCGGTCGCCGCGGAACGCCTGCAGGGCCTCCAGGTAGGCCTGCGCGATGGTGCCGATCTCGGCCATCGCGTCCTGGTCGCCGAGCTGGGCACGCCCGAACACCTCGTCGAACTGCGCCTTGGCCTCGTCCACCCGGTCCTGCGGCCCGCCCTTGGCGAACTCGCCGCGCTTGATCTGGTTGACGATGTCGCCGATCGACAGGCTGAACGACCGCATCCGGTCGGACAGGTCCTGCAGCGCCTGCGCCTCGCGCTGATAAGCCTCCAGCAGGGTGTTCCGGCTGGCCTGGACGTCGGCCTGGCGCACGCCGGCGAACATCTCGTCGAGCATCGACGTGATGACCTTGCGCGCCGCCTCGTCGGTGGTCTGGGTGAAGGCCTCGGCCAGGCCGGCGGCGTCGAGCCCGGAGAACTGCCGGCGGACCTGGTCGGTGAAGGTTGAAGCGATGCGCCCGCCGGCATCGGCGCCGAACTCGGCGGCGTCGGCCAGCATGGCGTCGCGGGCGGCGATCAGGGTGCCGAGGCCGTTGATCGCGCCGCGGCCGCGGGCATCGTTCTCGGTGGCCTGCAAGTTGTCCCAGAAGCGGTCCGTGAACTGCTCGCGGATCGCCTCGGCGGCATCGTTGAGGGTAACGCCGACGTCGTAGAGCGCGGCGTCGAGGGCGGGGAACTCCTCGTTGGCCTGGCGCAGCTGGTCGTTGACCTGTTCCAGGTAGTCGCGCAGCGCCGCCAGCTCGGCCTGCGCGGTCTGCATTTCGGCGGTGACCGGGCCACGCACGGTCGGCTCGGCGGTGCCGGTGATCCCGCCGATCAGCTGGTCGACGCTGGCCTTGGCGATCGCCACGACGTCGCGCACGGCCGAGGCGTTCGTCTCTGCCCTGAGCGCGTCCTGGACGGTGCCGCCCGAGGCGTCGATCCGCGGGAACAGCTCCAGGGCCGTTTCGATGCTGTCGACGATCGGCTGCGCGACGCCGGCGACCCGCTCCTCGGCCGCGCGCTTGCGTGCCACCATGTCCTGGGCGACCGCCAGGGTATTGGCGTCGAGCGCCTGTGCCAGATCGCTCACGCCGAGGCTTTCGAGCGCGTCGCGCAGGTCGACCAGGTTGCGCCCGAAGTCGAGTTGCTGGAGGAATTCCGCCAGCTCGGTCGCCGTCGAGTTGTCGGCGATCGCCGCCAGGACCTCGCTCTGATAGTCGACCATGTCCTGCAGGGCGATCAGCGTCGCCTGCTCGACCGCCTTGTCGGGCGCCAGCGCCTTGAACCGATCGTCGGACTCGAGCAGCCCGTCGACGATCGCCTTGACGTTGACGCCGGCGCGCTGGGAGCTGTCGGAATCCGGTCCGGTGAACAGACCGAAATCGAAACCGCTGTTGGATCGCAGCGTGGCGCCATACCGCTTGGCCTGCGTCTCTATCGAGGCAGTGACGGCCTCGATCAGCTTGCGGACCTCGTCCTCGTTGTCGCCGCCGTTGTCGAAGCTGACGATGGCACTGTCCGGGTCGGACAGGTCGACGATCCGGCCGACCGTGGTCGGGCCGACACTCGGTCCGCCGCCGCCGATCAGGCCGCCCAGCGCGTTGCCGGCGAAGCTGCCGACCAGCGCACCGATCGGCCCGCCGACAGCGCCGCCGATCAACCCGCCGGCGGTGCCGCCGAACGTCGAGCCGATGCCGCGGTCGCCGCCCAGCAGCAGGTTGGCCAGCAGGTTGCCGCCGAACCCGGATATGCCGGTCAGCGGGTCCGACAGGTTGTTCAGCCCGCCCTCGAGGAGCGACCAGCCGCCGGTCTGCGACTGCACCAGCACCGCCCCGAAATCCCCGGCGGCGACCGAGGCGGCCTGCGCCGCCTGCGGCGCTCCGAGCCACTGGCCGACCTGGCCCGACAGCAGCGAGGTGCCGAAGGTGCCGCCCGCCTGGCCGCCGAGGAACTGGCCGGTCAGCCGGGCGAACGACAGACCGTCGAGCAGGCCGGGTCCGGCGGCGCCGCCGGCGGCACCCGCCGCGCCGGTACCGCCGAGGTTCCGGGTGACCGCCGAGATCGCGGCGTTGTCCAGGTCGAGGGTCTGGCCGAGCGAGGTCACCAGCGGGATGATGATCGGGCGGGCGGCGGCGAGCGTGACCAGTTCGCCGAGCATGCGCGCGACGATGTCCTTCGCGCGCCCAGCCAGGTCCTTAATGGACAGCTCGCCGTGCCGGATGATCTCGGTGAAGGCGTCCGCGAAGCCGCGCTGTATGCCCTCGGCGGCATTCTTGAATGCCTCGGCCAGCGGGTTGGCCTGGTCGCGGATACGCTCCAGCTGGCGGACTTGGCCTTCGTCGAGGATCGCGCGCCGTAGCCGGTCGTAGGCCGCATTGACGGCATCGTACTGCTCGGGCTGCGCCTCCAGCAGGGCCGAGGTTCGCTCGATCTCCAGCTGCTCCAGCTTGCGCGCCGATGTCAGGTCGATGATCTGCTCGCGGGCCTCCTCGGTGTTCTCCAGCTCGAGGCGGCGGATCTCGGTGGCGTGCTCGAGGTCGGCCGCCTGCTCGCGCACCGACCGGGCCGCCTCGCCGAGGCCTCGCTTCCACAGGTCCTCTTCCCGGCGCAGGGCGGCTGTCAGCTTGGCGTGGTCGGCTTTGCCGGCCTTGCCGGCGGCGAGGGCGGCATTGAGCACCTGCTCGCGCTCGGCCAGCTGCCGGGTCGCGGCACCGACCGGGTCGAGCTGGTCGCGCAGCGCCTTGAAGGTCTGCGCCTGGCTGGTCGACCAGGACCGCTCCGCGGCGGCGTTGGCAACGATCGCCGTGCGCAGCTTGGCATAGGCCGCTTCAATGCCGGCGATCTGACCGGGCTGCGCCGTCATGACCGCCTGCTGACGCTGCAGCTCGACGCGCTCCAGCTCGCGGGCGGTCGTCAGTTCCAGGATCTCGCGGCGGGCGGCTTCGGTACCTTCGACCTCGAGCCGGCGGATCTGGTTCTGGACCACCAGGTCGCGGGCTTGCTCGGACGCCGCCCGGGCCGCCGCCTCCAAGCCGAACTTGTAGGCGTCGACGCCGTGGGTGAGAACCTTGAGGAGGTCGCCGACATTGTGGCCGGCGGCGGCCAGTTCCTTCTGGGCGGCGGTCAGCTGGGCCGAGGCGTTGGCATTCTCCCGGGTCAGCTTGGCCAGCGGATCCAGCTGCTCGACCAGGTCGCGGATAGCGCCGGTCAGGCCCAGGCCGGCACCGCCGGCGCCGGCGGCGGTCGCCGCGGCGGTGACGGCCGCGATCTGTTTGGGGAGGATGTTCAGCCAGCGACCGTCCGCCGGATCCTGGCGCAGCAGCTTGACCAGGCTCGGCACCACCCGGTCGATCGAGGCGACCAGCTCGGGATCGGAGGCGGCGTCGCGGATCCGGCGCAACGCGTCGTCGATCTCGCGCAGGTCGCGCGCGGCTTCCTGGGCGCCGGCGGTGTCGGGCAGGACGCCTTCGTTGGTGCTGCGCAGGGCACCCAGTCGGGCGGTCGCGGCGGCACGCTGGCCGAGCAGCAGTTGCACCTGCGCGGCCGCAGCCTCGCGCGCAGCGGCGGCGACCTTGCGGTAACTCGTCGCCAGCTCTGCGTTGGCGCCGCGGCCGAGGTCGGTCGCACGCTCTGCTCTTGCCTGGGCGGCCGAGAATGTATCGACGGCCACCGATGTCTCGTCGACGTCGTCGGACAGCGCGACCATGGTGACGCCGAAACCGACGACCGCCCCCGCCGTCCCGCCGATCACGGTGCCGAGCGGTCCGAAGATGGAGCCGATCGCCGCGCCGAGCTGGACACCCACGCGACCGGCGATCAGCCCCGCCACCACGTCGAGATTGCCGGCCAGCAGGGCGACCGCACCGGCGATCGTGTCGAACACCTCGGCCGCCTGGCCGCTGTCGATCGACGCCTGGACGAAGGCCCGCAGATCCTCGGTCGCCTGGATGATCTGCGGCGACAGGGCTTCGCCGAGTGCCGCCCCCATCTCCGTGATCGCATTGCCGGCCAGCTGCAGCTGGGCGTCCAGGGTCTTCGCCGCGCGGGCGTACTCTTCGTTGAGCGCCGTCGCGTTGGCGGCCTCGTCGGCCGCCATTCGGACGGCCCGCCCGAGTTTCTCCGAGTTCAGCGCCAGGGTGGGCAGCACCTTCAAGATCTCGTCGCCCTGCAGACCGAAGCGCTCCAGCATCTCGGAAGCACTAGCGCCACCGGCGACGGCTCGGCCGATACCCTCGACGAAGGCCTGGAAGACCGCGGTAGCGTCTTCGTCGAAGGTCCGCTTCAGCTGCTCGCCGGTCAGACCGGTAAGGCGTTCGAGCTCGAGCAGTTGCTCGCCGCCGGCGCGGATAGTGGCGTCTATTGACCGGAAGGCCTTGCCGACCGCGCTGCCGCCCAGCTCCGCCTGCACGCCCATGGAGCGTAGAGCGGTCGCCATTGCCGCCGCCTGATCCGACGACACTCGGAACTGTGCGGTCGCCTGCGCCACCTGCGTGGTGACCCTGGCGATCTCGGACTCGCTGGCCGCGAAGTTGTTGCCGAGGCGGACGATGACGCTGGCGAACTCGTCGATCCGGTCGATCGACTCGCCGGTGACATTCAGGATCCGCGTGAGGCTGGTCGCGGCTTCCTCGCCGGCGAGGTCGGAGGCGGTGCCGAGCTTGGCGATCGTCTCGGTGAACAGGCTGAGGTCGCGAACGCCCTTCACGCCGAGCTGGCCGCCGGCCTGGGCGATCGCCAGCAACTGGGTCCGGGCGAACGGCATGCGGCGCGCCATGTCAGTGACGGCCGCACCCATCTCCTTGACCTGGTCGGCGGTCAAGTCGGCCGTCTTGGCGACCCCGATCAGGCCTTTCTCGTACTCAGCGAACTCCTGGACGGCCCGCTTGGCGGCGATCGCGATGCCGAGCCCGGCCAGGGTCGCCTGCAGGGAGCGCAGCGGGGCCAGGGCACGATCGGCACGGCCGCCGAGGTCGTTGAGATCGGCGCCGGCCCGCTTGGCGCCGATACCGAGCTTCCGCAGCTCAGCGCCGACCAGGCGCACCTCGCCAACGAAGCCCTTGCCATCGGCGCGCAGCGTGAGACCGACGACGATATCGCCGCTCATCGCCGACCCCGCGGTGCGTTGCCGCGCTGGCTGCGTCGGATCCGGGCGATCTCGGCCGAGCGCCGGCGGGCGAAGATCCTGATCGCCTCGTTCTCGATCACCTTCAGTCGCGCCAGCGTGCCCGAGCGCGCATCCGGCTCGATGCCGATCGTCTCCATGACCGGCATCACGGCCGCCAGGTCGAGACCGACCTGGACCGCCGGATCACCGGCGTAGCGCCATTGGGTGTCGCAGGTCAGGAACAGCATCACGGCCCGGGTGTTGGACGGCAGGATCGGATACGGCAGGCCCGGATCCCCGGCCGGCGCATGCTCGCGCTCCCGGGCGGCTCGTCGGCGCTGCCAGGCCTGGTAGCAGGCCATGTCCTGGCCAGCGGCGCGGAGCTGGTCGGCTATGCCGTAGCCTTCGCCGGCCTCTTCAGCGCCGTTTGCAGCGCCTTGCCCGCCGCGCGCCGCTGGGACCGGTTTGGCGGGGCCGATCCAGCGGTGCGCGACGTCTCGGAGTTTTTTTCCTCTATCCCCATCGAGACCTGGACCAGGGCGCCATTGACGGCCTGGCGGACACGTGGGTCGGCGAGCAGCCGAGCCTTGTTCGCCTCGGTGAAGGCCAGCTCGCCCTTGCCTTGCTGGCCGATGCCCGACCAGCCATGCAGCTTGTCCAGCATCGGGTCGCCCGGCCCACCGAACCTGCCGCCGTCCGCGGTGAACTTCGCGATCGCGGCGTCGAGCTCCAGGCCTTCCTCGATAGTCATGTACTGCACGTCGAGCCGGAGCTCGTGGATGCGGACCTTGCCGCCGGCGACCGGCAAGCGGACCTTGGCCGGCCAGCCGCGAATGACCGGGCGCGCGTCGAAATCGAACAACGCGTCCGCATCGAACCCCTCGACCGGCAGCGGCACGGCCGAGGCGTCGATATCCTGGACCTTCTTGCGGGGCGCCATCACTTGATCCCCAGCAGGAACTCGTCGTTGCCGGCGTCGCTCGGCAGCGCGTTCCAGTTGCACGAGAACATCGCCTCGCCTTCGTCGTCCTGGTACTGGATGTCCGACAGTTCCAGGCGGGGCATCGCGTAGTCGACGATCTCGCCGCGGGTCAGGCCGTGGATCAGCCGGAAGTCCAGGACCGTGCCGTCCTCCAGATTGTCGAAGTAGTCGACGTCGTTGAGGTCGAGCGCGGCGAACACCAGCTGCCCGCTCGTGCCGCGATCGGTGATCTTGGCACCCTGCCGACCCACCAGATGCCGCCAGATCAGGTTCTGCCCGACGTTCGGTCCGATCGATTTGAAGTCGATCTCGATGCCGCCGAGGCTCACGAACGGCGTGTAGTCGTCGCCGATCGGATCGGGGTCGCGGAAGGCTGAGAAGTCGACGGTGGGGATTGCCTCGCTCGACCGCGCTCCGATCTTGGCCATGAAGTTGAAGGCCATGTCGAAGTAGCCGTCGACGCCGATGTTGAATTGCACGTTGCCCCGGCCGCCGGTGTGGAGATGCCGGTTCGGGCCGTACTGGTAGTACCAGGATCCGCTCTCGAAGCCGGTGGACACCGGGCTGTAGAAGCTGCCAGGCGCGCGCAGCTGGATCGTGAACGCATCGCCGATCGTGAAGGGGCCGGCGACCGTCGGGGTGATCGTGGCGCCACCCGGCAGGGCCAGAGCCGTTGCGTCGGTCATGATCACGCCGGTCTGGTTGTAAGCCGCGACGTGCGCCATGGCCGGGGCCGCCACCGTGAACTCGGCGGTGGCGCTGCCGCCGCCGGTGGTGCAGGTCAGCGTCACCAGGCGGTCGACGATCCCCTCATGGGGATCCGCGGCGACATAGGTGAAACTACCGTCCGGAGTGTCGACCCCGGTGGGCGGACTGGCGGCGATCGTCGCCGCCGGCGCGCGGATCACTTCGGCGAGGCCGGCCTGGCGCAGCAGCCGCCCGAACACCGGCGCGGTGCCGGCGTCGAGCGCCGTCTCGCCGGCCCCGTGCGCCTCGGCCGTGAACTGCATGACGCCGTGCCGGCCGACCAGGCGCGACGGCCGGGCGCCGAAGAACGGGCGGATGAACTCGCGGGTGATCCGGTTGCCGGTCACCGGCTGCGCGGAGAAGTCCTTGACCCGCACGGCCTGCGCCGACGCCCATGCTTCGGGAGTGACGTTCTCCGTCTCCTCGAGCTGGTTGAACAGGACGGCCGTGTTCATGGAGATTTCGTCGGGCATGGCCCCTTACTCCTCGCTTGGGGTGGGCGTGGTGGCGACGGCCTTTTCGCCGCCGGCCTCGATCGGTGACGGCCCGGGGTGTTTCGCGTCCCGGCCCTTGCGCCCCTTGCGGCCCTTGCCGGCGGTGGTCTGCTCGACCTTCGCCTGATCTGCCTCGGCTTCGGCCGCGTGCTGGGCGGCACGTCGCTCGGCGCGGCCTGGCCGCTGGTGCGGCTTGCCTTCGCGGGCGGGTTCGCCCGTCTCGGGATCAATCCTGTAGCTGCCGCCACTCATGGCTGGCCTCCCTACGGTTTCAGACGGGTGTGGACGTTGAAGTCGAGCTGCCGCCACAGGACCTGATCCTTCAGGCCAAGGGTGCGGGCTCCGGTGAACTGCATGAGGTCGACAGCGTTGTCGGGCCGCCAGCCGGCCAGCTGTCGCGCCACCAGGTCCTCGACGGCGGCCATGGCGATGCTGGCCTTCTCGCCTCGCGCATCGCCAAGGTTGCCGAGAGCCAGGACGACTGCGAAGCCGCGGCTGACCCGTTGCCGGTAGTCGCCGATCAGCTCGTTTCGACCGGCGCGATCGACGGTCGGCAGGACGTAGCCGGCCGGCTGCTGGTTCCTTGGCGGCGGTCCCTGGAGCGCCGAGAACTCGGCGGCACCGGCGACCAGCTTCAATCCGGTGGTGGCCTTGGTGTCCTCCAGGCGGGCGATCGTCTGCGCCATGATCGTCATGACGCCACCGCGGGCAGCGAGGCGAGCGGCGCGCGGATCCACGCCTCGACCATGTCGTGGATCGCGTCCTCGTCCTCGGGCGAGAGTGCCGCCCCCGGCCCGGTGGCCGGCAGGAACGGCCGCGGCGGCATGGTCACGCTGTCGACGATCACCAAGTGCTCCCCGCCGCCCTCGGCCGCGAAGCCCGGGACCGTGAAGGCCAGCCCCTTCGCCGTCTTCGCCTTGATGACCCCGCCGAACTGGTGGATCGCGGCGTAGATCACATTGCTGCCGACCTCGACCTCGCGGGCGGTCGCCTCGTAGGTGATCGAGTCGCGCAGCCGGCCCTTGTCGACCAGGGTCTGGCCACCCTGTTGGGCGGCGCGGCGGGACTTCTTCCACGCGGTCCCGTCCGGGCCGCGGCCGTGCTCGAACCTGTCCAGCACGTTGTCGCGCAGCGCCGAGCCGATCGGGTCCATCAGGTCGTACAGGTCGCCGTCGCCGGCTGCCCAGCGAGCCAGGGCGACCCGCATCTGCGCGTCGTCGAGGTCGAGCGTGAAGGACAGCCCGGCCATCGTCAGAAGTCCTGCATGCCGGTGCGGGTGAACATCCGGTCGTCGCCGACGAATTCAACGGCGGCGTCGGCCGGCGAGGCGGCAGCCACCCCGTCGTCTCCGAGCGTCGCCTTGCCGAGGCCGATGTCCTTCAGCCAGGCGAGCGCGTCCTTGTAGGCGGTACGGACCTGCTCGGTCGGCGCGTCGGCGTGCAGGTAGTAGCGGGCGATGTCGCCGGCGACGCGGACCAGGCGTGGCGGGACAGTGGCCAACGGCAGCGCGACCCGGGCGGCGATGTAGCTGTCGACCAGCTCGTCGGCGTCGGCCAGCGCCGCGGCCACGACGTCGGCGTCGATCGCCGCGCCGTTCTCGCGGTCGGTTAGCTGGATCAGCTCCAGCTCCCCGAACCGGTCGACCAGGTCCTGCTGGGTCGCGTAGCTCATGCGCGCTTGCCGGGCTTCTTCTCGGCAGCAGCCTTCTCAGCAGCCGCCTTGTCAGCTGCGGCCTTGTCGGTGGCGACCTTGTCGGCAGCCGCCTTCTCAGCAGCGGCCTGCTCGGCGGCGGCCTGTTCGTCGTCCGGCAGCTCGAGGTACTTAACCGTGAGCAGCGGCTCCGCATCGAGCGCGTCCAGCTGCTTTGCGGTGAAGTCGCCGAAATCGTGGTCGGTGGGCTTCGCCGGGTGACGGAGCCCGGCGCGACGGAAACCGTCGCGCCGGGACACGATGCGGAGAACCTGGCGCTGCATGATCAAGCCGCCAGCAGCTGTTCGACGTGCAGGGTCGCGGTCCCCTGGGCAACGTTGTCGGCGCCGGCGGCATCCCGACCCGCCTTCAGGACCTCCAGGCCCTTCTTCTCCAGCGTGCCGGGAACCACCAGCAGCCTCGGCTTCAGGCGGAGCTGGCGGCCGTGGTCGCCTTTCATGTCCTGCATCGCGGCGCGGGCCGCCATGTAGCTGTCGGCCGTCAGGGCCTCCTTCGACGCGTAGGCTAGCTGCCAGAGTCCGAAGCCGGCAGCACAGCGCATGTCGACGCCCCAGAGGAACTCGTCGCGCATGAAGACGTTCGGGTCGTCCATGTTGACGAGCGACGTGAGCTTCGCCGGCCGACGGCTCTGGAAGATCATCGGCTTGATGGCGCGGCTGGTATCCAGCAGGAACCACGCCGGGTTGGCGCCATCGACGAAGTTGGAGACGCTCTGCTCCTCGCCGTTCTCGTCGATCACCGGATGATCGGTGTCGAAGTAATTCTGGCGGTCGTAGCAAGCCGTGGTGAAGCCGGCCTTGAAGAGGGACCAGACGAGATAGTCCGGATGCTCGGCGGCAGTCTGCGCGAGATCCGTGACCAGCGGGTTGTAGACCCCGATCTGATCGTCCTCGATGTCGTCGCGGTCGACACCGACGGTGTTCTCGAACTTACGGTTGGTGACCTTGTAGCCGTCCTTGGCCACGTTGTTGATCACCCGGTCGCCGATCCACTCGCGCATGCCCTGCAGCTTGCCGAGCCAGCGATAGTCGTTCTCACGGGTGGTGGACGGAACCGTCATGGCAACCTTGCCATGGGTCGTTTCCACGCCGCCGAGGGCGCCGTTGAAGATGGTGTTGAAGCTGGTGTTCAGGCCAGCCAGCGCTGCGTGGTTGACTTCCAAGGTCGCCTCCGAGGCTCAGGTTTCGATCAGCAGGGTGACCGCCGCGGTCTGGACCGCGTCGTTGGTGCCGCCCGGCGTGATCGTGATGAGGTCGCCGACAGCGACGACGTTGGCCGCCGACGGCGTGGCGCTGTCGACGTCGCCCGCGGCCGAGCCGGCCTGGGTGATCGTGACGACACCGTTGGTGACCGGCGTGCCCTCGATCTCCGCCGTCAGGGTGGCGTTCCCGGTGGTCAGCGCGCCGTCGATCGCGGAGTGGATCTTCGTCAGCGTGCCGGCGACCGGGCTGACCAGGTAGATCGGGTCCGTGCCGTCGAGTGCGGCGAGCGCTGGGAATGCCAAGGCCACGAGGTTGGCGCCGATGTTGGCGCGGGCAGTCGGCGCATCGTCGACGTCGTCGAGGTTGTTGGTGTCGAGCAACGCGCCGGCGTCGCTGTCGAACGGCCCGTTGCCGACCTGGACCCACACGCCGCGACTGTCGACTTCCATGATCCGGCCGGCGCGGGACCGTGCCCCGGTGTCGGACGTCTTGGCGACGGTCTGGTCGTCGACGATGTAGCAGGCACTGCCGATGTTGGCCGCCGCGATGGCCTCGCCGCCGCCGCTGTTGGCGAACTGGAAGCAACCGCGCCTGACCTTCACGGTCAGGTCGCCGGCATCGCCGAGGCTGTTGTCGACGGACTGCTCGGCGCGGCCGATCGCGATCAGGCCGGTGTCGGTGGAGCCGGGCTCCGCGAAGCCGCCGTTCAGGACGACCAGGGAGCCGGCGTGGATGACGGTCGCCGCCGCGACGGGCAGGACCAGGAAGTCACCCGCGCGCTGCGGCGTGTTGCGATCTCCGGTAAGCGCCATCGATCAGCCCTCCGCCTGCACGCCAAGCTCGGCCTGGCGCGTCTTCTTGAACTCGTCGAGGGGAATGCCGAGCCCGGCGGCGATCGCGCGGTCCTCGGTGGTGATCGCCGCATCGCCGGTCGGCGCCGGCGTAGCCGGCACGCCGCCAGCCGCGATCTTCGGCGCCTTCTCGGCCCACGCTTTGAAGCCGGCCAGGTCCTTGGCGGCGTACTCGGTCGCCCAAGTCTTCAGCGCCGGTGACACCTTGCCGTCGGTCATCGCGACCGCGACGGCGGACTCGGCCTTCTCGGCCGCGCGCTCGGTCTGGATCGCCGCCAGTTCGGTCTGCACCGCGCTGACCTGATCGATCGGCACGAACTTCGCCGGGTCCGGATTGCCGGGCTTGGCCGCCTGGTCGATCGCCGCGGCCAGCGCCGTCTCGGTCGTTTCCTTGATGCCGAGCTTGGCGGCGATCGCGGTGGCCACCTTGTCGGCGGCGACCAGCTCCTGGACGTGGGCCAGGGCGGTCGCCTGGTCGGTGTCCGGCTTGAGGCCCATCGCCTCGAGCAATGCCTTCAGGATCGGGTCCACCCCGTCCTCCTTCTGTTGGTGGGAAAGGGCGGTCATCGTCATCGCCGGGTTGTTGGTCAGCGCGGCGTGACGGAAGAGCAGGATGCGGCGGTCGGCCTTGGTGAAGTCGAACACCGGCGAGATGAACCGGTATTCCTTGGCGGCGATCGCCTGTGCCGCGGCCGGGGTCCACTCGACACGGCCCCAGATGCCATCGGCCCGGGCCTCGAGCTGTTTGATCCAGCCGGCGGCCGGAGCCTTGCCGCCGACGCCGGGAACCGCGGCCAGGTCGATCTGGTGGTCGTAGTCGATCGGCATGTCCAGGCCGCGGGCGGCGGCCAGCGATGCGGCGACGACGTCGGCCGGCGCATCCAGGTGCCAGGCCGGGCGGCCGTCACGCGGCGTGATGGTGCCGAGCGGCAGCAGCTGGATCCATTCCGGCCCGCCGGCGGCGGCCTGGTCTGGAAGCTGTACGACCGCGCCGAGCGCGGTCTCTGTCGTCTTCGTCGTCATGCCGAGCATCTTCAGGAGCCCGGCGACACGAAAACATGGTGACAAACGTCACCACGGGAGGCGTTTAAATGGGGAGCGATGCACCCTTCAGGGCGGGTGCCGGGAACCTGGATCCGGCCATCTGGTGGCGGATCCGGCCCCGAAAGGACGTCCAGCATGGTGGTTTCGGAGGTGACGGGCAAGAGGTCGACCTCGCCGGGCGACCCGATGGCCCCGCGTTCCGCCTGCGGGTGCGTTTAACGACGTTTAAGGAAATTTCGCGGCCGTCCGACGCTCCGAGGCCCGACTTGCCGGTCCTGGAGCTTCCTACGGCCTTGCCAGCCGGGCTGAAACGTCGCTCAACGGATCAGCAACCGGGATTTAAACGATCCTGAAACGCCAGCGTTTAAATTGACGTCGCCGCCGAGCCGCCCTATCTCAAGGTCAGGACGCGCGCGACACGGTGCAATTCTCCCGGCCGTAGCACCGCCGCCGGCAACGGAGGCGGGAGCGCAATGTGGGGTTACTGGGAGGCCCCACCGCGCGTCCGTTCACTCCTCCCAACCTCCAAACAGCAGCTCGCCGCGGCGGATCAATGCCCGGACGTTCGCCGCATGCGTCCGGCGGAACGAAGTCACGAAAGTCGCCAGGCCGGAATCCGTCGCCTTGATCGCCGCGGACCATAGGCGGTCGCCCTGATGGACGATCACGACGACCCGGTCGCCGTCCTTCACGGCGACGGCCGGACGGGCGCCCAGCTCGGGGAGCTGGCGGTAGTCGGTGGCCGCCAGGTCGGGATGGCGCTCCAGGTTCTTCGCCAGGCTCTCCGGCGACAGCACGGCCACTGGGTTCCTTGCGCCGATCGCCTCGGCGATTGCCGCCGGCAACCGCAGGACCGGCAGCGCCTCGGCCGGCTTGACCAGCTGGCGGGCGAAGTCGGCGGACCGCACCACGTCGCGCAGGGCCTCGTGCGCGATCTCCGGCCGGGCGGCCGCCAGTTTGTCCAGAAGCGCCCGGGCGGCCCCGCCGGCGAGGCCTTCCTCGAGCGTGGCGTCCCGCCGGGCAGCGTCGGCAGCCCGACCGGGGTGATAGTCCCAGCCTGGGTCGATGCCCTCGGCGACCTCGATCTCTTCGCCGGTGCGCTTGTTCAACCAGGGCCGCGTTTCGGTCTCCGGTGCCTTGCTGACACCTCCCAGCCGATCGACGTCGCGCGCGGAAAGCTGCCGCACGGTGCAACGGCAGTTCCAACCGTTCGGCGGGTAGTGGCTCAGCCACCACTCGTGGTCGACTGGCAGGACCGTGCCGTGCCAGGCCGAATGGTCCGGCCGGGTGCGGCGATCCTGCACGGCGACGTAGCGAAGGAAGGGCCGCAGCCGCTTGGTTCGCTGGATCTGGTCCCAGCGGCCGGCGGCATAGGACGTGCGTAGGTTGGTGTCGAAGATGGTGCGCAGTCGCCGCGGGCTGCCGAGTTGGACGACACGCTCTTTACCCGTCAGCGGGTCGACCTGGCGCTCCTTACCCCACCAGCCCTTGGCCTTCAGCGTCGGCTCCAGCTCCTTGACGAAGGTATCGAAGGTGGTGCCGTCGGCGATCGCGCGATCGACCGCGCCACGAATGTCCTCGAGCACATCCAGCTGCATGGCCTTAGCGACGGTGAACGACTTGGCGTGCTCGCCCTGCCAGACGTCCTGCCAGGCGAAGCTCGGCTTGAAGCCCTTGGACCGGAAATACTCGATCGCCTCGCGCGGCGGCAGCGGCTTCAGCTCGACGGGCGCCATCCGCGGTCAGCCGGCGTCGCCGTCGATCGGCGCGTCGACCGCGCCCGCGATCCGGGCAGTGAAGCCCGCCCGGGCGAGACCCTCGATCAGCTCGGTCGGGTCCATGCGGCCGAGCAGCTCGGGCAGCCGCTCCTGGAACTCCTCGAACGATCCGACCTCGCCGGCGAGATCGAGTATCGGGTCCACGATCGGATCGACCATCGCCTCCCAGTCGTCGAGCGCCTCGAGCGCCAGGCGGTCGACCGCGTCGTCGGCCGGCGACGTCTGGGCGGCTGTCGCCTTGGCGGTTGCCGGGTCCGCGTCCTCGGCTCCGCCAGTCCCGCCACCAGCCGCTGGCGGCGTGGGCTGGGCGGGCGGCTTCAACAGTTCCTCCTTGGGATCCGGATCCTCAATGCCGAGCTTGTCGCGGATCGCGGCCGAGCCGACCCGGCCGCCCATGTTCACGTACTTCTCGACCAGCGGCATCAGCGCCGACATGTCGGTCTGGTCGGGTAGGCCGATGAACACCCGCGGGTACTGGCCGTCCCTGGGCGGGCCGAAATTAAGGTCGATCATCGGCCGGACCAGATCACGGTTGATCGACACCGCCAGGCGCTTGGCGTCGCTCTGCTGGATGTCCGTGCGCACCTGGTCGTGGACCTTGCCGACCGCATAGCCACCGGCAATCGCGTCGGTGGTGCCGGTCTGGCCGAGGACTGCCTTGCTGACCTGTTGGTCCAGGAAGTCGGCCAGGCCCCGGAACAGCCCGCCGTCGCCCTTGGAAGCAGCCTCGACGAAGTCGACCGACATGCTGTCGGGGATGATGCCGGCGGCGTCATGGCCAAGCTGCGAGACGGCCCGCAGCAGGACCCGGCGATCGTCGACCGTCGACCCGGTCGGATACTTCCCAAGGCGAAGCGGCTGGCCGAAGGTTTCCAGGAAGCTGACCCAGTCCTTGATACCGAAGTTCTTGAACAGCCATGCCCACGCCACCGGCCGCGCTAAGCCGCCGCGGATCGGCAGGCCAGACTTGGCGTTGATGATCGTGGTGATGAACTTGTAGGGCATCAACGGCTGCGGCTGGCCGTCGTCGCCGCGCAGGCGGATGGTCCGCAGGTCGACCTGGTCGAACACGAACCAACGCGGATCGCGCCACTCCAGGCGCGTCGGCTGCCATTGCTTCTCGCTGGTCTCCCACAGGATCTCGACGACGCTGTAGCCCTTGCCGATGGCGTCGAGCATGTCGAACAGTTCGTCCTCCAGCTCGTCGCGGCGCAGCCATTCCCGGATGAAGTCGGCGTGTTCGACCCAGGGGTTCTTGTCCTCGGCCGACTCGACGGTGATTTCCAGTTGAGCGACGGCCCGGCGGCGGGTGCCGAGCACGCCGAGGTAGTGGAGATCCTTCTCCTCGATGTCCTCGGCCAGCTCAAGGTACGCCGTCGGATCGCCTTCCTCGGAACCGCGCAGGATCGTGCCAAGCCGGGCGGGTGTGAGGCCGCGGGACGGGTGCTCGCCGATCGGGCGACGCACGCCGGCCATCGTCGGTCCGGCGATCTCCTCGAGCAGTTCTTGCCGACGCAGCGGTGTCACGCCGTCCGGGCCGACCAGGATCGGGGTGGCCATGCGGATCTCTCCTACCAGGCCCCGCGCCCGAAGCGGGCGCCGGGCATCTCGTCGTCGGTGCCGTAGGCGGGGGCGTCGTCGACACGGCGGCGCAACCGAGGTGCCGGGTCATAGCCGAACTCGACCGGGCCACCGCCGGCCGCGTTGATCGCCAGGAAGCCGGCCCAGGCCCGGTCCGCGTGACCGGCGGCATCGCTGTCCGCGACGAACCGTGGAGCACCGGTCGGGCCGGACACCTTCTGCAGCTTGTGCAGGTCGGCTCGCAGAACCGGGTCACCTATCGGGATCCGGACCTTGCGATCCTCGAACGCCTGCTTTCCAGCGGTCGCCATGATCAGCTTGTTGCCGGTGTTGAACAGCACGCCTTCGACCTTGTGCTCTCCGTAGCGGCGCTTGGCATCTTCGACGGGCTTTTCACCCATGCCAGTCTGGTCCATGCCGATCCGGGCAACCCGATACTTTCCGACCAGCTCGTCCAGCACGGCGTCGTGCTCTGCGAACTTCTTGCGGTGAAGGGTCCGGATCTCGCGCGTCCACAGGACGTCGCCGACCTCTTCCATGACCCAGGCAACCCACAGGTCGCTGCGCAGGCCGATATCGTTTCCGATGTAGCAGGCGCCGCCCTGGTAGAGGTCCGGGTTCCCGGCGTCGGAATCCTCGACCGTCGAGATCAGTTCGTAGGACAGCCAGGCGCTCGCCTCGTCGAGCCACTGCAGCTCGTACTCCTGCGCCCAGGCATCGTCGTCGGCGATGCCGGCGCGCAGCTCCTCGATATTCCGTGGCAGGCCGTCGCGGACCGCCCGGTAGATGTCCACCTCGTGCTTCGACCAGGCGCTGTCCTTCGCGGTCATCAGCTCGAAAAACTTGTTGCCCTTGCCGTTCGGCGTGCTGACCACGCGGAGCTTGTGGCCGGCCGAGATCACCGGGAACAGCGCCTTCCAGATGGCGCGGCTGTCCTGGTGAAAGGCGAACTCGTCGAGGAAGACGTTGGCGCTGAAGCCGCGGGCGGTGTCGGGGTTGGCGGGCAGTGCCGTGATTCGGGAACCGCCCTTCAAGACGACTTCAAGGGCCTTGTAACGGTTCTCCCCGTCACCCCAGTCGTACTCCAGCTCGTCCAGGTAGGCGTCGTAGGCCTTGGCGTGCAGCTTCACGCCCTCGTCCATGGCTTCCTTGGCCTGGCGCTCACCGCGCGACAGGATCACCCAGCGCTTGCGGCCGCCCATGGCCTCGGCCTCGTAGCAGTCGTCGACCAGCTCCAGCGTGCTGGTGAACGTCTTGCCGGTCTGGCGGGCGAACATCCCGATCTTGAACCGGGACCGGTCCCGGAACCACCGCTGCTGAAATGGATAGAGCGGGACCGCCGGGGTCGTCATTCGACCATTCCGTAGATGTCCTCGCGCACCTTGCGCAGGGCCTCCATCGGGTCGATCGTGCGCCCGGCGGCAGCAGCCCCGGTGATATCCGCCTCGGCCTGGTCGAGCACCTCGCCGGCCCTGTCCGCGAATTCCTTGCGAAGGCGCAGTTCGCGATCGACGTCGGTCTTCGCCGCCGCGGCCAGATCTTTCATCGTGCGCGCCAGCAGCATCGCCCCCTGCGGGTCGAGCGTTACCGGCGTGCCGTCGTCGCCGCCGGCCAGCAGCTGCTGCACGTTGGCGTGCATCAGCTCGATGTTGAGCCGGGCGGTGCGGTTGTCGGGCTGCTCGCCGAGGCGCGCCATGATCGCCTCGGCGGCGGCGCGGCTCTCGCGCAGCCTGGCGCCGATCGCGTCGATCCGCTTGATGTGGTCGCCAAGGCCGGTGCGGGAAACGTCGACGTCGAGCTGCCGCAGCACCGACAGGATCTCGTCGATCGTGCGGCCGTCACGGCGCAGCGACCCGATCTTGTCGCGGATCTCGGCCGGCAGGCGGTCGATCTTGGATGGGCGGGCCATGCCTTCAGCTCGTGGCCGAAGGGCGCTTGACGCCCGGCACGCTCGCCGAGCCGGTCGCGACGTCCTGGCCCCGGCCGGTGAGGGTCACGACCTGGAGCTGGCCGAGCGGCTCGCAGCGCACCAGGTCCTGCTCGGCGAGCCAGGCCAGTTCGGCGCACACTTGGTCCCGGCTGGCGCTGAAGCCCAGCGACCGCACCGCGTCCGTCAATACGCTGTCGTTGGCCGAGTAGCCGGCCGCCTGTTCGAGGAGCTTCAGCATCGCCAGCCGAAGGTGCTGGCGCCAGGCATCGTTGAGGCTCATCGCCGTCCCTCCGCGAAGATCGATTCATGGCGGCCCACCGACTGCTCCAGCCGCTCGACCAGCTTCTCGTGGCCTTCGAACCGCGCGCCGAGCGTGTCGATCGAACCGGCGAGGCGAGTTATCTGAAGACCCAACCCGTGGAGATCGTCCTTCTGCGGCAGGGTCACCAGCGCCCGGTCGAGCCGCTCGAATCGGGCCTCGCCGGCGTCGAGCCGACTGCGCTTGGCCTCGATCTGTCGGCTGATCTCGGCGAGCGCTTCGCCGGTATCACGGCGGTCGGAATCGAACTCCTCGCGCGGCACGAACTTCGACCGCAGCCACAAGGCCACCACGAAGACGGCGGCGGTGCCGACCAGCTGCGCGACGGGAAGCCAGTCCTTCAGGGCTGCTACGTCGATCATCGCCCCCGGCGCTCCCTCTTGATCTGGCACTCGACACAGGTGCTCACCCCTGGGACCGCACGGCGTCGTGCCGGTGGGATCTCGCCGCCACAGTCGACGCAATGCTCGGTGGACACGGTTCCCAGCGCCGGCCGGCGCCGCCGGGCCGCGCGGATCGCATCCTCGGTCGCGGCCTGGACGCGGGCCTGGACGGCGTCGAACAGGTCAGGCACCACTGCCCTCGCCGCCGGCTGCCGCCTGCACGCGTCCGTGCAGGGCCTCGGCGACGGCGTTCAGCTCGTCCCACTCGGCCCGCGTCGGGTCGCGCCCCTCGGCGGTGATGCGCTTGACCGCCTCGGCCGCGGCGAGCGCCGCCGGCACTCCCTGGGCGGCAGCGGTGGCGATCTGGATCCCCTGCAGGATCAGCAGCACGGTACCGGGGTTCATGATCCGCCTCCCGCATGCTGGGCCAGGTACAGTCCCAGCCCGGACACGGCGGCACTTGCCGCCGCGATCGCCAGGCCGACGGTCGCGCTGTCGCCGGCACGGACCGTCGCCTGTGCCTGTCGGATCGCCGCGTAGGCGTACCGGTCGGCCCGGGCTATCGCCTGCACGATGTCCGGCTCGGCCGCGGGGCTCTCGACGTAGGCGGCAGCGGCGGCGAGCGCGGCGTTGTAGTCGGCCTGAACCGCATAGAGGCGCTGCGCCGGCGAGGTCGCGTCGGCTTGGGTCAACTGGGCGGTACCGCAGGCAACCGGCCCGCCGAGGGCCAGGCCGCCGAGCAGCAGGAAGGTGATCGCCAAGGGGCCGACGCCCCTGCCGACAGCGCTCTTGCCGGCGGAGCCGATCGGCCGCGCCGCCTTCAGACGACCGTAGATCGACAGGATGGAGCCGGCGACGACGCCGGCGGCCAGCAGGACGTCGGTGATCTCGCCCTGCATCTCCGGCAGGACCTGCACACCCCCAACGGCGACGGCGGTGCAGAGCAGCGACACGATCGCGCCGATGATCGTGCGCGACTGGTACCAGGGCTTGGCTTCGTTCGTGTTCACGCGCGGTCTCCTCAATAGGACCAGAGAAACGGCCGCGGCGCGTGGTAGCTGTCGGCCGCGGTCATGTCGTCCAGGTGGACGAAACGCTTGCTCAGAGGGGCGTTGAGGTTCTGCGACACGCCGATTCCGGTGAAGCCGAAGCGCAACGCCGCCGCGACCAGCTCGAATGCCCGCTCACCGGAGATCGCGATATCGACCGCCCGGGCGAAGGCGTGGGAGCCGGGCTGCGCCTTCTTCGCCTCGGCCGGATGCGTCGGGTGGCGGTAGCCAGAAGTCACGGGAAGCGGAAACGACAGTTCGAGGCGCATGCCCTGCAGCCGGTCCATGAAAGCCGGTACGACGACCAGCACGCCGGTGTGCTTGCAGGTCAGCTCGGCCGGCGTGAAGTTCGGCCAGCCCCAGTGCTCGGGTATGCCGGGCTCAGGCAGCTTCGGGTCCATTGCTCATCCCTCAACGTGGGGAAGCGAGGACGCGCCCCGCTCGCCGAATGAGCGTGGCCGATGCCAAGGCCCGGGTAAGCGGTGACAGGTGTCACCACAGGCCGATCAGATGGATGATTTCCTGGGGGTGAAAAGCGGCAGGTCGGCGTCGCCGGCCCGGGCCTGTGCACGATGCCGTTTGACGGTACGGCCGGCAACGCCGAAGCGGCGGGCGATCGCCGAAGCGCTGTCGTCGCCCTGCTCGATGGCACGGCGCAGGCGGGCGGCGCGATCGGCGCGATCGCCGGTCGGCCCGAGCGGCATGTCGACGTGGCCGGGGCCATGGTGCTCACATAGCCAGGCAGCCAGCTCCTGGCCGACCTTGGCGACGAATGCTGGCGTCGGGTGCTTCGGGACAGCCAGGCGCCCGCCGCCATGGTCCCGCGCTAGGCGCAGCGCTGCTCCCGTGCCGAGAGCCTCGGCGATGTCGGCCAGCAGCTGCGGGAGCGGGGGCGCCTGGTCGGTCATGCGGCGGGCGTGCCGCCGTGCCCGGCCTCGGCCTTCAGCTTACGGATGCACTCCAGGATATTGTTGCTGTCAGCCATGATCAGCGATGCTCGTCCTGCCACTTCTTCAGGGCGGCGTAGAGCTGCCCATCGGCGCCGCTATCGAAGCCGGTCAACTCGAACGCGATCGAGAGAGCCTCGGCCAGGTCCGGCAATGCGTCCCCCAAGTCGAACTTGGCCGAGGTACTCGGGTCGGTAGCCCGGGCGATCTCCAGCAACCCGGTAGCCGTTGTGGTCGATAGGGAAGCCGCGCGCAGCAGTGCCCGATAGCGGTCGGTCATTTCAGCACCTCGAAGCTCTGAAATTTGGCAGCGGCCGGCATTCGCATGGGCCAGCCAAAGGTGAAGTCCGGCCCGTGCGCAGGCCTCAGCAGCGCCACGCAGGCCTCGGCCGCCATGAGTCGCCCCCGAAAGGCGGGCGACCGATCCCAGTGCCCACACTCGACCGCGCGAATCCCATGCAGCACGGTGGTGTGGTCACGGCGGAAGTACCGGCCGAGCACGGTCGTCGAGCGGTTGCCGTAGCGACAGCAGAGCCACATGGCGGCGTGCCGAGCCTCGGCAACACGCCGTTGACGGACCCGCCCGCGTAGCTCATCCAGCGTGACAGGCCAGATACCGCACACTACGCGGGCGACGTCGGCGCTGAGGATCCGAGCGGTCATCGGGTCGACCCCGCCTGAGCTTGGCGGATGGCCCGCCCGAACCACTCCATCACGCGGTGCCAGTCCTCGGGCGTGTACAGGTCCGGGCTCGGCTTGCTGGTCGCGGCGATCGCCGCGCCCCACCAGCGGTCACTCGGACCCGGCAGCGCGCCCAGCTCGGCCAGCCGCCGCCACTGCGCCGACACCACGGCGAAGGGCTCCCGCGATCGAGCCGGCAGGAACGGTTCCCACCGGCCAAGTCCGGCCTTTGTCCAGTCGACACCATGGCGCTCGGCCATCTTCTTCAGGCCCTCGATGGCCTTGGTGCCGGCCTCGACGTCGAGCCATTGCAGGGCCTCGACGCGGGTCGTGCGCTTGACGTAGGCAGCGAGCGCGGCTTCGGACGGGTCGCGGACGGCGCCGAGGTGGTAGAGGCTGATCCAGAGCGCGCGCAGCTTGTCCTGCGACGGGCCATGCGCCATCGCCCGGCTGCCGGCGCGCTTCGGCGCCTGTCGCGGTCGATCCTTGAAGCCCTCGGCCTTGAAGTGCTCCAGCAGCGCGTCCAGCTCGCTCACGCTCAGGTCGCCGGCGCTCGTCTTGCCCTTGAAGAGGCGGGCCAGCAGCTGGCGGTACGTGGTGTCGTCCAGTTGGAGCTGCGCCTTGGCGATGTGGATCTTGGCGAGCCGCGCACGGCGAGCCTGATCGGCACCGCTGGCCGCAGGTCTGGCGTTCATGGCTGATCTCCCTGGATGAAGGTGGCTCGCTCGGCCTCCCTCCGTGGTGGGCCGGCGTGGACCCGGCCGAGCTTGTTCACGATGATCATGGTGCCGCTCCAGCCCAGCTCGGCCGCGGCGCGCTCCAGCGCTGCCTGCAGCTGCTCGGCGGGATCGACGCGCGTGCCCTCGGCCTCGGCCCGGGCGGTCGCCCGCACGGCGGCAACGGCGGCGCGTACCGCGTCCTGCCGGTGGCGCGGCCGGTGGATCAGGATGGCGCGGATCGCCACGTCGAGATCGAGCAGAGCGTCGTCGAGCGTCATCGCCGCGCCACCACATCGGCGATCGCCAGATCGAGCGCGTAGCGATAGAGGTTCAGCGCCGGGATCTTGTCGTCGAGCTGCGCTCGCTGAAAGGCCCGCCAACTCCGGCCGACGTTCCGCTTGTGGTCTTGACCGGCGGTGCCCCAGCAGCTGCGGCACATGGCGCGGCCGCGCTTCACCGGCGCGCCGCAGCCGGGCACGGGGCAGATGCGGGCGGTCATCGCGCGATCCGCCAGGCGACCAGGGCGACGTAGGCCGCGCAGCACACCCCCCAGCCGATCAGGATCCGGGGATAGGCCGCCGGCTCGATCGACGCGCCGATCGACGCGCCGGCGAGGCCGATCACGATGGCGGCCACCGCCAGGAAGATCAGGGTCCGCATCCTCAGACCCCCTGCGCGGCCAGCCAGGGGCCGATCGGGGGCCAGCCGCGCAGCTCCCCGTCGGGCAGCGGCGACGGCAGGCCCCGGACCGGCGTGAGGGTACGGACACGGCCGCCGGTGTCCCGGTACAGCCACAGGTCCCGCACGCCGTACCAGACCGTCAGGTGGACGACCGAGATCCCGGCCGGCAGCGCCGGTTCGTAGATATCGGCCGCCACCGTCTCGCGAGCGCGGCGGGTCATCACGCTGCCGCCAGGTCGATCGGCACGGCCTTCCAGTCGGCCTGCTGATCGGCGCGGATGTAGAAGCGGGCGTAGCTCTTGCTGCCGATCACCCGGATGGAGTCGCGGATGGCGTCCTGGGCGCGTCGCCACCGGGTGTCCTCGAAGGTGACGCGCAGCAGGCGGAACACCGCGTCGCGCGACACCTGGCCTTCCTTGTCGGCCGCGAACGCCTGGTCGACCAGGACGCGCAGCTCGGCGCGGGCATCCTCGGCCCACTCGCCGATGCACTCGTCGATCAGCGTCCGTGCGACCTGCAGCTCGGGACCAAAGGTCAACCGGTCGGCGACCGAGATCTGCACCTTCAGAAGCCCGTCCAGGCTGGTGAAGGTGACGTTGCCTCGGCCCTTCGCGCCGCGCTTGGTGACCCCGTATTCTTCCTCGGCCAGGCTCATGTAGGACCCGGTGTCGGCGAAGACATGGCTCTTGAACCGACCGATCTGGTTGGCGAGGTCGACGGCGTAGCCGAGCACCTTGCGGACCATCTGGTCCTCCAGCAGTTCGACCGGACGCACGGACGCCTCCGGCACGAACCGGCCCTTGGCGTCGATGAGGTAGCCGGCCGGCGGCTCAGCCGCGGGAATCGGCAGGGCGATCTGTTCGGTCACATGAACCTCCTCTCAAGGCAGGTTGAAAGCCGGGGAAACCACCAGCGCAGCTGCTGGCGGATCAGGTGCAGCAGGCCGCGGCGGCTACGCACGGGCGGCCTCCATCAGGATCGTGAAGGGATCGCCGAGGCCGCTGATCACGAGCAGCACCTCGCCGCTATCCGGGTCGAGATCGGCGATCGCCGACAGGGCGATGCCATCGCTGGTCCTCAGGGTGTAGATCCGGAAATGACCGCTCGGCCGGAACAGCTCGAACGTCGCCCGGTACCGGGTGTTGCTGCCCGGGGGGCAGAACTCGACAGGACTGTCGAGCGGCGGCCAGAAGGCGCCGATTTTGAGGTCGCTCATGCCGCCGGCCCTCCCTGCGGGCCGGCCGGGCGGCGGTGGGGCTGGGCCGGGATCCGGCGGCGCCAGGCGTCGAGCGACACCACCGGATCGGCGGCGTCGTCGGACCCGACCACGCGCAGGCGGGCGCGGGTGCGGCGACGCTCCATGGCGTCGGCCAAGGTGGCGGCGTCCAGCAGCTCGGCGCAGCCACCCTCGTACAGCTGCATCGGGATCTCGCCGCCCTCGCGCAGGGCGGTAGTCCAGCGCTCGACCACGGAGCGGACCTTGGATCCGATCATCGGTCGGCTCCCAGGTTCCGCCACGCGGCCTGCAGATGCTCGACCGTGACCTTGTCGATGCCGCCGGCGTGCATGACGGCCCGGCGGACCGTCTTGGTGACCAGGCGCAGCGCGCCCGACTTCGACGCCAGCTCCTCCAGGAAACCGACGCAGTCGACACAGTCGACGCCCCAGGCGTCCGCCTGTGAGCGCACGTCGCCCCTGGTCGGGCGTGGGATGTAGCGACGGCCGCCGACCCGGCTGTAGACCTGGGCGTGATCGCCGGCGCGGCCGCCGCCGGCCATCCGGCCCGACACCGTCTCGTTGCCCATGAAGGCGATGCCGATGCCGGTGCTGTCATGAATACTCCGGATCTCGTCGAAGCATTTCACGTTGAGGTGCTGCGCTTCGTCGACGATCAGCAGGCCGTTGGTGTCACGCACCCGCTGCAGGATGGCCCGGTAGAGCGCGCGGGCGCCGGTGTAGGACATGTCCTTGATGCCGACCGCATCCGCTATGTCCTGCAGCGCGATGACGACCGACGACGAGTGCGGCGCCATGGTGGCGAGCCACACCGACGCCCCGCTGGCGCGGTAGCGCTCGGCCGACTTCGTCTTGCCGACACCAGGGCCGCCGGTGATCGTCACGATGTCGCCGTCGGCTTGGGCCAGGGCCAGCGTCGCCATGATGTCCCGGGCGGTCGGGCCTTCGAACCACTCCGGCGCCGACGGGATCTGCAGGGCCGCCTGCAGGCGGCGATCGCGAGCCGTGAGCCAGCGCTCGATAGCGCCGTCGAGACCGGCGTTGTCGCCTTTGTACTTGCCCTTGAGCCACTGGTTCAGGGCGGGGCCGCTGAAGCCCATCTCCTTGGCCGCGGCGTTCTGCGACAGATCATCCGCATCCAGGGCGGCCTGGACGCGCTGGCGCAGATCGTCGCCCGGCGCAGCCGACACCAGGTCGGCAGCGGGTTCCGGGATATGCGTGTTCCTGATATCGTCCACGTTCTACCTCCATCGTTACCGGCCGGTGGGCGTTGCCGCGCCCGCCGGCCACTTCACGCCGCCGTCACAGACGGCTGCGATTCCTCGTGGCCGCGTAGGCCAGGACGTTGTTCACCAAGTCTTCCGGCATCGCGTGCGGGTCCTGCTCGGGTAGCCCACGCGGCTCGACCTTCACCGCCGCATTCCCATCGAAGCGGTGCGGGCGGATGACCCTTGTTTCTGGGGTTGGCGGTGCCGGCAGATCGGGCTGGCGACGGGCGACGGCGGCGGCGTCGAGGATCCCCTCGGCTGCCTCCAGGTCGCGGGTGGCGCGCCGCTTCGCCGACAGTGCCCGCGCAGTTTTCTTGGCGCCGTCCCGGTCGTTCCAACCCACGTCGGCGATGCACTCGGCCTGGCCGACATAGGCGCCGTCGAGGCGGTAGACGTGCAGGGGATCGTGCAGCCGGTCGGGGTCGAAGCGCACCGCGACCTTCTTGCCGCGGTGCCGCAGCAGGGCGTCGCTCCAGTAGCGGTTGCCGTACAGCTCGATCAGGCCGCTTTCTTGATGGCAGCGCACGCCCTCGGCCGACAGCAGCAGCATCCGGCGCACGGGCTCGTCGGCCGCGGTCAACCGACGGATCGGCGCGGTGGCGTAGCCCTCGGCGAAGATCTCGTCGTAGCTCTGGCCCTTGGCCACCAGGCCGTTGCGGTCGGTCCGGCGGTTGAACCGGATGATCTCGCGTTCGCAGACCGCCAGCAGGACGTCCATGGAGACGGCCCGGGCGCCGTAGTTGGCCGGCTTGTTCTGGGTGTTGTGGCCGGTGTAGGCGCCCTCGCACTCGGGCGCCCGGCTGATGTAACGGCTCAGGTCGCCGAAGGCGCGCTCGATCAGCTTGGCCTGGCCGTGGGCCGGTTTGGTGAACCGCACCTCGACGCCGACCGCCGTGAACGCGCCCAGGAAGTCGTCGTCCTTGATCTTGCCGCGATGCCGGAACCGGCTGCCGGCGGTGTTTTCCTTGGCCGCCGCGGCCATGGTGTTGTCGGAATAGATGACCTCCGGCAGGCCGTAGGTATCGGCGACGTCGCCGAAGGTCAGGCGGAAACCCTCGGCGGTCTCGGCCCGGTCCAGTCGCCAGCCGACGATCTTGCCCGACCGCAGGTCCTGGAAGGCGATCAGGAATGCTCGCTCCGTCTTGGCGCCGTCCGGCCACTTCACGAACACGTCGAGCTTGTGACCGTCGTAGTTCAGCGCCTCCATGACGTGGAACACGGTCCGGTCGCGGCGCTGCGGCGGGATCATCCGGTCGAGGGCGTCGACTCCCTTCCGGCGCAGGACCACCAGGCTCGGATCCATCTGCTTGACGCGGCGGATCAGGGTGTCGAGGGACGGGATCGTCCAGCCGTTCTCGGCGGCTGCATCCTGGAGCCGCTGGTAGCACTCGGCCGGCAATGGTTGGCTCTGGCGCAGGTAGTCGCCCTTGAACTGTTCCCAGGCTTCCGGCGTGATCTCGGCGGTCGCCGTGCGGCCGGCGTAGTGCGGCGCCAGGTGCGGCAGCCAGTCCCGGCGATCGACGCCGCGGACCTCGCCCAGCCAGTTGAAGATGCTGGCGGCACTCTTGCGGATCTCACCGGCGACGGCCGCGACGGCCGCCGACCTAGTCATCCCGCCGACCTCGAGTTGCGCGACCTTCAGCAGGGCGTCCAGCTTGGCCTTCGCGCGGGCTTTCGTCTTGTCGGGCAGGGACTCGTAGCGGTCCCAGGCGGCGCGGCGGTCGGCCTCGTGCCGGGCAATCTCCGGTGACGCGTCCTCGGCCGGTGCCGCCTCGCGGACCGCGAGCCGCATCAGTCGGGCCTGGGCGGCGCTCGGCAATAGGCTGTAGTGGTACTCCCAGCCGCCGCCTTGGCCCTCCCGCTGCCGCGCCAGCGGGTCGCCGGCGAGGTCGACCGAACACCGCCAATCGTCGCGGCGGATCACCTTGTAGAGGTTGTCCAGGCCCTTCGGCAGACCGGGGAGGCCCAGCTCGGCGAGCCGTTGCGGGGTCAACCAGGTCTCCATCAGTAGCCCCGCCAGATGCGGTCTTTGCGATCTGCCGTCCGCTCGGCTTCCTCCGCCTCGCGGCGCAGTTCCTTTGCGCGGTCGCGCTCGATCGCGCTCTCGATCGCCGGGACGTACTTGGCGTGAACCAGGGCACCGCCGACGGCCTGGGCGCCGATGTCGAGAAGGTCGAGCCGACCGACGGCGTGACAGAGCGCCACCAGCCGGACGAACGTGATGTTGTGGTCGTCGCGGGCCTGCGAGGCGTAGGCGTTGAGGGTGTGGACCGGCACCCGCTCGCCCAGGAAATCAGTCATCCGCCGGGCGACCTCGTCGCGGGGAAGGTCGCAATCGCGCAGCGCGTCGGCGACCGCCAAGCTGATCCGATCCGCCAGGCCGCGTCCGTTCGGCTTGGTCTCCGTCGGGATGTCGACACCGGCCGGCGCGGCCGGGACCCGCGGTTGCCAGTCGAACAGGTTCATCGTGGCGGTGTCGGACCGGGCCTTGGCCATCAGGCGGCGCCCTCCAGCTTGTCGCCGGCGAGCCGCCCGCCGAGCAGCTCGTCCAGGTCGCCGCGCTCGTGCAGAGTGGCTAGGAACTGCCGCCGCGCGCGCTTGCCGCCGCGCCCCCAGGCGTCCAGGAGGCGCTGGTAGCCCTTGTCGTCGGCCGACGCCGCCTTCGCGGGCTTTCCGGCCAGCTGCGCTATCGCGGCCTTGACCTTCAGCGGGGTCTCCGAGCGCTCGACTAAGTCGAGCGCCTTGACCTGGTCGGCCGGCGGTAGCCTGGAGAGGGCGATCAGCTGGCTCTGGTCTTTGGCCAATGGCGACCCGCCCAGGCGCGACCGGGCGGCCGGCGCCAGACGCTCGTACATGCCGATGGAGCGGCGGATGGTGCGGGCAGTGTAACCCGCTGCCAGGGCGGTCTTTTCAGCAAACGACACGATGTCGTTTGTTGATGTCTGCCAAACGGACATCGTGTCCGTTTGCCTCGGCTTCCCTCCGGTGTGCTGGTTACCGCGATCACCGCCGCGCTTCGACTCAGGGTGCAGCGCCTGCCAGATCGTCTTGCGCTCTGTCAGGAAGCGGCCGCGGTCGAACGGGTTCAGCTCGTGGCGGTAGAGGTTCTCGTCGATCTCGCGCAGGCGGGCCTGCAGCTCGTCGATCTCGACCACAAAGGCCTCGATCTCGGAGTGCCCGACCAGCCCGACGGCGACGTAGCGGTGACCACCCGCGACCAGCTTAAAGCGGCCACCGTCGATCGGCCGGACCTCGATAGGCGTCGTCTGGCCGATTTCGCGGATGCTCTCCGCCAGCATCCGGACATGATCGTTGGCGACGACCCGAAGTCGGTCGCCGAGGTCGATCTGGCTCAGCGGTATGGACTGAGCGGTCCGAGCACTGCCAAGGCTGGGTCGCACCTTTGTCATGCGGCTGCCGCCTTTTGGCGGTGACTCGCGCAAATCTGCCTTCTAGAGTCGCCGTCGGAACGCGAAGTTGAGTGACGGTTGCCATCGGCGTCGTACCAATCGGGCCAGATCTCGTGGACCTCTTTGCCCAGGGCGGCGGCGATGATCCGGTTGCCGCGGGGAATAGGTCGCCGCAGGCAGCTCCGAAGTACTGCACCGGTGACGCCACGCTTGCCGGCGAGGGCCTCCAAAGTGCCGTGGTCCTTGCAGACTCGGGCCTTGACGTCCTCGGCGTGCCAGTTGGTGGGAGCCTTCGCCATCTACCGTTCCGCTAGTTTGGCCGGCCGATACGCCGGCTTTATTCGGGGGGCGCTGGTTACGTTCGTGACTGCTAGTTACGAACGTAACTTGAATGTTAGGTGGCAAATATGCGAGATGCAATATCAAATGTGCTGCATCTAGTTCTAGCTTTGAGATCTCCGGGGGGGAAACCGGAGGGGCGTCATGCCTGACGAATCAGAATCGCAGGACAGCCGCTCTCAAGCTGCCTTCGGCCAGCGCCTGAGAGCGGCATATGACCGACTAGGGGGTCAGCAGGCGGTTGCCGAGCGGCTGGGTGTTGCCAAAGGAACGCCCGGCCGATGGGCGCGCGGCGAGTCCAGGATGTTGCTAGAGGATGCTGCCCGGCTATGTGACGCGGCCGACGTGAGCCTCGAATGGCTAATGTATGGCGGTCCGGTCCGCCCCCGGGGCGGCCAATGGGTCGAGGCCGGATCAGTCTATGACGCGGCCGAACTGATTCTGGAGGTGACCAAAGCGCTGGGGCAGCCGGTCGATCCGGCGCGGCTCGCCAAGACGATCCAGGACCGCGCGGTTGCACTCACCGCAGAGCGACACCCGCAAGGCGAGGGCGAGGGATTGACGAAAACAACCAACCAGTGAAAATGATGGTTCACCGGGATTGAAGGGCGGTTTAGGGAATGGCACAGCCTGCCAATAACGTGATCCGGCTCTCAGAGCGCCGCCTGATCGTACAAATGATCAGGTTCATTGACGCTGACCCGCGCTTGCAGCTTGCCTTGCTGGAGTGGCTGCAGCTCGCCGAGACGAATCACCTCGGGGTGCTGTCCAACCCGACGATCTGCGGCCGCCGCGCGCTAATTTTCAAGCGAGATACTGGGCGCCTGGTGAACGAGGAGTTTCTTCGGTCTCGAATGGAGCGCGCGGAGCAACGGATCGAGCTTGGAAGGGCGCTATTGGAAGCGGTCGGACCAGTGGATCGCCCGCGCTCCGTTCAGTTTACGTCGGCCACGGACAGCGCGGTTCACGGCCAGCTCGTCCTGCTTCCCGTAGGGGTCGAGGGCGTGGCGCTGAACATAATGCGGGTCGCGCAATGGTAA